AACAAGGTTGCGGCCCTTCGTGAAGCAGAGGGGGAGTGATGCAGATAAAGCCACCATATCGTTACGGGGGGATAGACTTCCCTACGCTTGGCGCGATCAAAACCCATATTCAAGGGGTTATCGATTACAAAAACCGCGTAATCGATAGAGAGTTTTTCGACGACGTTCTAGCCGATGTGGTGGTTGATCGTCATTACCGATGGATCCACAAGAAAATACGCCCCACGAGTTTCAAGTTCATGGTCAGTACGCAAGGAGATGGTCGAACATGGAGTGACTCACTGGCGGGTTTTTTCCCCGGCTACGGATGGCAACGATTTTCGTATCGAACAGCGTTGAGAGCCAAGCCGGTCACGCTCGAATCAGAGTTTTCGCGGCTCTGTCGAGAGCGTTGGGCGGGGCTTTGGAGAGCGAGGCTTTGGAGAGCACAATTTATCCGATACGATACGGTGTGCGCTATCGGAACCTGCAACCTGCGAGCGGTAGACATTGACCATATCCACCCGCAACACAGGGAAATTGTGCGCCAGTGCTGGGCTTTAGTTGACTCAACGACAGCAGCGGGGTGGTGGGAACGGATCCTTGACCCCGGCGATGAGCACTTTACCCTTCCTGACGGTCACCCGGTCACCATGCTCTACGACAACTTGACGCGGTGCGGCACCTATCAAGCAGTTTGCAGACTGCACCACCGAAAAATAACGGCAGCAAGAAAGGCAGCAAGAAAGGCAGTCCGAGAGGATATGGAAGATTACAAGCGCGAAATGCTCCAACAGCAGGCAAAGCGGCGGCGAGAGACGCAGGAGTTCGAAGAACGGCAAGACAAGAAGTATACCGCTGTTGAAGATTCCAAGATACACCGCACATTGGTAAAAGGCTGGGATATACCTGCGTTAATTAAGAAAATAGGCCGTATAGATCCAAAGCTCTACAAAAAGCCACCCGAAGCAGAGGGGGATGTGGAAAATGAGTAATAACGGCACGATAAGGTTTCGTTTTGGTCCAGAAGGGCAGCACATGGTGTACTACGCTTTACCTGATTCGCTAGACACTCCCGCGCTTGGCGATTTTCTTCGGACTATCCGTCTTATACGTCGTGAATCTCTACGCGGTGTTGCCAAAGCTATCGACTCAAGCCACGGGTATCTTGCCGCCGACCATTACGGTTTGCATACCGATTCGTTGCTAGAAGTTGCGGGCTTGCGTACCCGTGACGGAAAGTACCGATGAGCAAGAATGGCACCAAGTTCTGGATCTTCCACGAGGAAAATCCTGACGTGTACGGGGAGCTAAAGAAGCTCGCGGTACAGTTGATGGACCTTGGACATAACACCTACGGCATTGCTGGACTGTTCGAGGTCTTGCGCTGGCATAGAGCACTCAAGACGGTGGGTAATGAGTTCAAGCTATGCAACACCTATCGCGCATGGTACGCCCGGCTCTTGATGAAGAACGAGCCAGATCTGTATATGTTCTTCCGCTTGCGTGTCAGCAAAGCAGACCAAGACCCAGCGTTTCGGCGACCAGACTTGATCGCTAAGTCGCTTTCGGAGATGAGAAAAGATGAAAGGTAATCGAATCAAATTCTATCCGCAGCGCGGGCTAGACCCGCAAACCGTTGAGGCGTTGACAGACGTACCGGGCGTGTGGATGCGTCCGGTGCTTTCCAGCCCTTACAACGCTGGATGGGCTATCGAAAGCATCCTACAGGCCAAGAGCATCCCGTACAAGGTCGAGTGGACTCCGAAAGGGTCGCCGGGTAGTCCGTGGAACCGGATCCGCAATTCGGAGCTTAACGAGTCGGTAGTCACTGACTTCCTGCTACCCTTCCAGTTGACCGGTATCGGGAGGTGCTGCGCCTATGGATCGGCGCACCTCTGGGCACCGCCGGGTGCAGGTAAGACCATCATGGCCCTCGCCTACGCGCTCTTTGCGCCGGGTGACGTACTCGTGATCACGTCGAGTCCTCTGACCGTCCTAGAACAGTGGAGACGGGAGGTAGAGCGATTCACCACGGGTCTGAAGCCCTTCGTATATCGTTCACCGTCGAAACGCCGCAAGGGTAACGCTGACGACCTGCAAGCGTACAAGCTCCGGTGCATCGAGGAGGGTATTCGACCGTTCGTCATTGCCGGTTGGTCCATGCTCCGAGAGCACTACCTTGAGCTTGCGCAAGGGGCCGCGACCGTCATCTTCGACGAGTCTCACAATGCCAAGCAGGTCAAGCGCGATAAATGGCTACCTCAAGAGGATGGGTCTATCGTGGCTCAACGCCTCGAAAACACGTCAAGAGCAGCGTTTGAGATCGCAAAATCAGCACATCGGCGGTTGTGTACCACGGCCACGCCGATCCCCAATGTTCTCTGGACGGACCTGTACGGGCAACTCACCCTCGTGGAGCCGTGGGGGTGGGGGCGCACGTCGAGACGCTTCGAGAAACGCTACTGCAACGGGCACACTGGCGACTATGGGTGGGTGTGCGATTCGGTGACTCGTGTGGAGGAGCTACGCAAGCGGCTATCGTTTTCGACGGTGCGGATCCCTTACGAGGTATCGCACGCGGAGCTACCCGCAAAGCGTCGTCAGATCATCTATGTCGCGCCAGAGGACCAAGTCAAAGCCGCGTCCAGCGCGAAAGGAAGCGAAAACCTCAAGCGCGAATTGAAGAAGGCGACGAAGACCCGCGACAAGGACCGGCTCCTTGAGTTGCGCTTGATGGAAGCAGCGGGATGCAAGCGCAATGCGATCCGCGATATGGTCAAGGACCGTGTTGGCGACAAGGCGAAAATCATCGTGTTCACGGGTAGACGCGAAGACTGCACGGCACTCGGCAAGGCGATCGAAACGAGCCTCAAAAAGAAGCTAACGATCGAGAAGAACCTATGGGTAGCGAGCGGCGAGCGGAGCCAGAAAGAACGTCTAACCATCATGGATGCGTACATGGATCATGAGGGTCCGTGTGTGCTGGTAGGCACCTATCAAGCATGGGGTACGAGTCTCAACCTTCAGGACACCGACCACCTTATATTCGGGATGCTTCCGTATACGCCGGGGATGCTCGAACAAGCCGAGGGGCGTGTGCATCGTTTGGGTATGGATCGACCGGTCCAGATCACCTATCTGATCGCAGAGGAGACGGTAGACGAGACGATAGCAGAGCTTGTGTTGGGTAAGCTGGCGTCAATCGAGAAAGTGGTAGACGCTGGCGGTCTTGACGGCCTCAGCGGAGCACTCGCGGGGCTTGATGACAAGGAATCGTTGCTGGATGATATGCTGACGCGCTTAGATCTGGGAGAGGACGCAAATGACTGACCAATACGGACATATGAAGCTATTAGACGCTGGTTCCAGCGGTCGCGGGTGGTCGTGGCGCGAGTCATTACTGCGCTGCCCGCAGAAATTCGCATACCGCAATATCCTGAAGGTAAGCGAGGGTAGCAAAGAGCCGCTGATCAAGGGTTCGCTCGTGCATACCGGGCTGGCACACGCTAACGTCGAATTGCTGTGCCAGCAAAACGGGTGGACGAATGAGCATCTTCCTTGGCGCAATGCCATTGCGGAACAGGCACTACAGGAAGATCAGGCTATCGGGTATGGCGAGGCATGGCAAAAGTGGGTGGAGTTAGCGACGGGTGCGACAGGTGACTACCTAGCGCAGCGTGTGGCTCCTCGGGTGATCGCCGTAGAGCATCGACTAGAGATGTGGATTGATGCTGACGGTAACCTCGTGGACCCTCCTGTGGACGCTGCACGCCGCTCTGCGATGGCGACCGATCCCCGCTTGGCGTTATTGGGTCCACCGTATCTACATACGACGCGGATCGACCTGTTAGAGCAGGATCAGATGGGTCGATTTTGGGTGACGGACTACAAGACTTGTTACCGGATCGACGGGCGCAAGCGTGACGGGTTCGCTTTGTCGGGACAGATCTTAGGGCTGACACGGTGGGGAGCGCAGACATACGGGCGAGACTTTGGCGGTTCTGCCCTTCAGATGATCAAGCTGGTTGCTGGGCGTGACCGCTTCCCTCGTGTCATCCCGACCCCCGCGCCGTGGGCGTTGCGCGAGTGGGGTAAGACCGTCGTCGAAAGCGAGGAGCGTCTTGCGCGACTCATCGACAAGGATCCCATGCTGTGGCCAAAGACTTTATCGGAGCAGGGACCGTGTATGGATCGCTACGGTCCTTGTTCCTACCGCGATATCTGCATGACCGGAAAGAAAACCTAAGATCACCCCTTGACCAGAAATCCAATTTCCCTTACTTTAGCTTGACCATACATCGGAGGACTCCAATGACCACTTCTAACGCCAGCAATGGCGTACACCCCTCGTCCGTCTTGACAATAGTAGCCGGTCCTAGCGGGATCGGCAAAACGACAGACTTCATACTCACATGGCCCCGCGCTGTGTTCTTCTGCGCTCCCGGTGCGGTGAAACCTGCCCGCCAGTTTCTTGGGCGCGATCTGGAGGCATGGCAAATCGTCCACGTCCGAACGATCGCCGACGTGACGGTCCACCTTCAGAAGATGGCTCAAGACGGTAGCCTAGCGCAAGCGAGCGCGGTGGTCGTCGATGACCTCTCGATCCTAGCAGAGAGTTCCTACCTCCACCTGAAGGCGCAATACAGCAAGTCCAACAACTTCGCGATGTGGGACGACCTGAAGCAACAGTTACAGACGCTCCGCGAGTGGCTGCGCCACCTCAACCTTCACGCAGGTTGCAACGCTCACCTAGCCCCACCTGAGACAGACCAGAATGGAGTCTTTCACAAGGGCGGTCCTGCGATGCCTTCCAAGAAGATGCGGAGCCAGATCCCGCATATTGCGGATCTGGTGCTAGTGGCAGAGGCGAAAGCAAACCGCAAGCCGTGGGGCGCGGTCTACCGATGCGACCCACCGAACGCGCAATGGCACGTCAAAGACCGTCACGGCGTATGCTCCGGTATCATGCCGATGAATACCGGCGAAATCCTGCGAGCGGCTGGCTACTCTATCCCCCGTCTACCCGGACTCGAATGGCAGGATGCGGTAGCAGACAAGGTGGTCGAAAAGATTAACGAAGGCCAAGACCCGATGACCGTATGGAGCGAGTCATGGGAAAAGTTGGCTTCACAAGGTGTTTTTAACGGTCATATTTATATGGCTTTAAGAGACGGTATGGATCGACACACGATCCAGACCAAACAACAAAACGGGCTGAAGAGCCTATATACCAGCGGAAAAGCCGCACTTGGAGGACTACATGTCTAACATCATCGATCCTAACACTCTCACCCTCGTACTATCCGGGCAATCCGCGATCGGCTCGGGCGGCGGTATGCCACAAGAAGGCGTTCACGGCGTCACCGTCACCGAAGCGTCAATCCGCAGCAATCAATACGGTGTGTCTTTGTGGCTCACCATGACCACCGATGGTGGTCACAAGCTGTATGATTACGTCGCGCTTCCAACGGCTGAAGCGGCGAAGCAGCCGACCAAGTACGGCACCAAAGCTGAGTGGTATGAGAAGAAGCTGAAAGCCACCTTGTGTGCTTTCGGTCACTCTCCAGACGGTATCAAGGCTTTAACGGGTAGCGGCTACACGGGTCAGCACCTCCTTGACTGGACGCTGAACCGCGAAGGGAACATCTACTACCGACCACCTGTCGGTAGCGGAAAGCACCAGATTGACTATATCGCCACTTCGAAGGTCGAATTGGTACGCAGCGGTGAGGTGACCTTCCAAGATCGTCGCCAAGGCGGTAGCGTCTCGGCACAGCCTACGATGGCTGCATCCATCCCGTCAGTGATACCTTCACCGATGCCTGCCACTAACTCGATGACCACGCCTCAGCCTATCGCTAGTCCTGCGGCGTCCGTCATTGCGGGCTTGATCTAGATGACAGCGCGGTGCGATCTTTGCGCGCTTGGCTGTAAAGGTCGACCGCACCAATCACGAGGACCGATAGTCGCTCGTCCGTCGTCGCCAAGTCAATGGGCGATTGTCGGTGACTATCCAGCCAAAGGAGACTTGGCAAAAGGAGTGCGCAGATTCCCGTTCGCGGGAAGTGAGGGTCTGTTGCTGAACTCGACGCTGGATGTATTGGGATATGCCAGAGTCGGGTTCAGCACTCACTATGCGCTCGCCTGTAGACCGCCGGAGGGTGACTATAAGAAGGCGATCATCCGATGGCGCAAGCGTAACCGCGAATTGATCGCGGAGGGTAAGGACGCGCTACCTCATCCGATCGAGTGCTGCAAGCCTCGCCTTGAGGCAGAGCTAAACGGGCGCACGCA